GTAAAGATCCCAAAAGTAGAATTAATAACAATTTACGCCCTGATGGAGTCAGAGACGGCAAGGAATAAAACGCCGACAATGAAAGCCATGACGACGTAATTACATTCAGTTTCCTCGAGGCCAGCCAAAGGTTTGCTTTCAACCTTTGGACTAACAACAGGTTGCTGTTGTCTGGCAGGAGGTTCGAGTTCCTCCAAAGGACAGTAGCCTATCATTTATACTGTACTTAGAGATTAATTTCGGTCTTCTTCTTTTTGCGTCCTCGCTTAGACTTGCTGGACTCAACATTCACTTCCTTCACTTCACCACCCGTGGATTCTCCTGAAATGGAAACAATATCGGACACATCATCATCATCTTGTTCAGTGACTGGGATTGGAGTTGTATTCATTGGTGGTGGGGGTGGCATCATAACACCACCCATGAGACTTGAGATGTCAATACCTGGACCTTGCATCTCATACTGACCAGTGCCACCCACTGGAGCCGCATCAGCTGGTCCAGATGGTGCGCGGGTTGTGTTTTGAACGGCAGACATCATATTCTTGACAAGGTCTGGATTTTGCTTGAGAACATCATTCATATTGGGGAGAGCACTCTTGAACATACTGTTTGTCAAGTGGAACATCATCGCTGAACCACCCAACATCATAATGAGTTTGACCTCGGGGGCAACATTGACCTTGCTTCTGTACTTGACATACAACTCTTCAAAGACTCCGTCATAGTCATCTACATTCTCCATGACAGACTCCGACCAACCCTCAAGTTGGATCTCAAAGGGGTTATATCTTTTGTTCAGGAACTCCAAGCCTGTAACACAGGCTACCAACATACGCCGAGAGAAGCGAATAGATTGTTCAACATCAATACTGTAGGTAATCCGCTTGACTTCTGTACGGAGGTCTTCAACGCTTGAGTACACATTGAGTCTTTTGTTGACAGCAAAACCTTTCTTCTCAAGACGACCCAATTTATTAACAAGATCACTTTTTTCTTCATCTACAGAGCTGTAGCCTTTAGATGGTTGTTCTTGTTGCATACCCATTTCTGGGCCATCGTCGGCATCGTCAAAAAACATTGGTTCATCTTCACCGTAGTCAATTTCTTCATCTTGTTGTTGTGGTGATGGAGCTGTTTGCTTGGTTGGATTCACGAAAGCATCCATGGCTTCTTGTTGTTGTTGTGGTGGGGGGCGGTACGCTTGCTGTTGTGGTGGGCGGCGCACAGGCTGAGGACGCGAAGTTGAAATCTCAATTTCATCCATCAGGGCCTGTTCATCGGCGTCCAGTTTCATCACAGTAGCACTCCCACGATCTAAGACAATTTCTTCAGCCATCTACTCTCTAATAGGAAACTATTCAATAACCTTTAACGCACTTTAGAAAAAATATATATGTACATTATAAATGCTCAACCTTAACCGTGCTAACCGAAATGCCATCATGTCCATTGTTGCCTTGATCGCTCTGATCTTTGTGCTCGGTATGTTGAAAAACACCAGCAAGTACCAACCCAGACCAATCACCATTAAGGCGATCAACGAGGAGTCCATCTTTGACTTGGAACACCGTCTTGAATGCGCCCCCGGTCACACCAGTGAGGGGAGTACCTACACAAAGAGTCTCACACCAGGTGGTGTCTGTGGCTCTGAAAAGCTCGTCGCGGAACAAGCGGGCTATGAGATTGAGGACGGAATCGGTGGATCTTTAATCTAAGCTAATACTAAATGGCTTTGGTTACTTCGCCCCAGACTATTCCAGATCTTGACTATGAGTATCACACCATAACCGTTGACACGATTGGACAAGACAGTGCGAACACTTTTACTTGCCACCTTCAGCAACCCCTAAAAAATGTGGTTCAGGCGAGACTCCTTGCGGCTCACATTCATTCAACCGATGCGACCGAACATTGCTATGTCTCAGTTGAAGAATTGGATTCCATTTTCAATGACAGAGCTTCAAATGTTTTGACTGGTCAGGGACACTTGAGTATGCTCCGAAGTTCTTTTGCGAGTCTCATAAGTGAAAGCACTACACACGGTGGAAGTAATTCACTCATCACTTTCAAAGACAACTATCCAATCGCGACACAATATGTCAACCCAATCAGGCGTATTGATCGCCTCGCTGTGACCATCAGAGATCAAGATGGTAATACAATTAAAAATTCCACAGATGCAGGTGAAAACTTCTTAGTTTTTAGATTTGTGTGTAGAAAACCAAACTTGTAATTTTCTCCCTTTAAAGTAGTAATAACATGTCTTCGGGTATTGTTCAACTTGTAGCAATTGGTGCTCAGGATGAGTACATTATGGGCAACCCAGAGATATCGTTTTTTAGTTCAACCTTTAAACGACACTCTAATTTTTCACAATCCGTTGAAAAGCAAACTATACGCGGAGATGTGAAAAATAATTCAATGTCAAGTGTTCAAATTGAGAAATCGGGTGATATGCTCGGATATATCTATTTGACGATCGATGATACAACAGAAGCTAAAGATACCTCGCGATGGGATTTACTCATTGATAAAATTGAGTTGCTCATTGGTGGTTCTGTGATTGATACACAAGATTCAGTGTTTACAGAAAAGATTGCGATTGATACATTTGCACAAAATGTTTCACGAAGTGCTATCGGTACACACCCAGGTGTCCACGCGCGTTCCTATTTTTACCCCCTTCGTTTCTTCTTTTGTGAAGGACCACAGTGTGCACTCCCACTCGTTGCGCTCAACTATCATAATGTGGAGTTACGCATTCACTGGGGTTCCCAAGCAGCAAACTATAATTTTGAAATGTATGCCAACTACTACTATCTTGACAATGAAGAACGCGGCAATATTGCGACGCGTACACACGACCTTCTCATCACCCAGGTGCAGAAAAATATTCCAAGTGGTGAAACTGTTCAAGATCTCATCTTTAACCACCCAGTGAAGTACTTGGCATCTTCAGACACCACAACAGATGGCGCTCTCACATCACCAACAAACAAAGTCAAGTTGAGTATAAATGGAGTTGAACTTGGAAACTACCGATGGGGTAAGCCACACTATATTGATGTGATGAACTATTATCACACAAACTTTGTGACTTCTCCAGACTTTTTCCTTTATTGTTTTTGTCTCATGACAAGTTCTCTCCAACCAACGGGGACCCTCAATTTCAGTCGCATTGAGTCAGCCAAGATTATGAGTGAGGGGACAGTCATAAATGACCCAATTTACGCCGTCAACTACAACATACTTCGTATACAAAATGGGATGGCTGGTCTTCTTTACGCAAATTAATTTGCCTCCCTATATTAAATGGTTAAGAATATACCTGCTATAGAAAGATCTACGGAGATCAGGTTTGGTAAGCATGTACCCGACTCAACGGATCAGGCGGATAATACCATTGTCTTCAACGCAAGTAATGTCTTGGTTCCAACCCCATACAGTAATGCGGTGTATTTGTCACCTATCAGGAACCGACCCGATTTTACACCCCCCGAAGTTGTACTTTTGATGTATGATCGCAACACCAAGGAGATTACAGAATCCGGGGAATCTGCGAATAATCTCGTCGGTGGCGCAACACTGGCCCTTGCGGTAGATCGTGCAAATGTGACATCAAATACTATTATATTTACAGGTGGTGGTCATGATGACAACAATGTTGCTTTTGTCTCAGATTCAAATGTCGGTATTTCAAATCTTTTGCCACAACACACTGTGAGCGTTGGTTCAAACCTTTACATTGATGAATTTGGTTCAAATGTTCTTGTCGTTTCTGGAAATGTCGCAGTTTTGCGTGATATGGTGATTGACGGTAATCTTAGGGTCAATGGTGATACAACTGTAATCTACGCGGAGAATACAGCAATTAAAGATGCTTTTATTGAACTTGGTCAAAATAACACTTCCGAAGATACAACCCTTGATTTGGGTGTACTTATGCATAGACCCGATGCGTTGTCAAATGTGGTTATTGGGTACCGTGAAGAGTCGGATGAATTCGCAATCGGTTATACGGATGCCAAACCAACCGATAAGATATTTACACCAAAAACAGATGAAGATATTAATGTACATGTCTATGGTCTTACTCATGTGGATGCTAACATTTATGCACACGAAGATCTTGTTGTTGACGGGAATGTATATGTGTCCCAAAATGTCTCCGTGACCGAAGAATTGACGGTCAGTGGTAATGTCTACGCCGATAAGGATCTTGAAGTTGTTGGGAACACTTATGTAGATGGAAATGTTGTGGCCTCGCAAGATTTCACTTTATCCGGTAACGCCTATGTCTCTGGGAATATAGTTGCCTCACAGGATCTCACTTTATCCGGCAACACCTATATCTCTGGGAATATAGTCGCCTCGCAAGATCTCACAATGTCTGGTAATGCATATGTCACGGGGAATATAGTCGCCTCACAGGATCTCACTTTATCCGGCAACACTTATATCTCTGGGAATATAGTCGCCTCACAAGATCTCACAATGTCTGGTAATGCATATGTCTCGGGGAATGTCTCTGTGACTGAAGAATTGACGGTCTCTGGGAATGTCTATGCCGATAAGGATTTGGAGGTGGTGGGTAATGTCTTCGTGGATGGAAATGTAGTGGCGTACCAAGACATCCTTGTAACCGGGAATGTTTATGTGTCCACAAATGTCTCTGTGACCGAAGAATTGACAGTTTCTGGGAATGTCTACGCCGATAAGGATTTGGAGGTCGTGGGTAATGTATATGTGGATGGAAATGTAGTCGCGTATCAAGACCTCCTTGTCACGGGTAATGTATACGCATACACAAATGTAGAAATCGCACAAGAATTAACTATTACTGGAAATGCCTACGCCGATAGAGATCTTGAGGTTGCAGGTAATGTCTATGTGGACGGAAATGTAGTGGCATACCAAGACATCCTTGTCACTGGGAATGTTTATGTTTCCACAAATGTCTCGGTTAGTAAGGAACTTACTGTTACAGGTAATGTCTACGCTGACAAGGATTTGGAAGTTGTGGGTAATACATATGTCTCGGGGAATGTTGAGGTGACAAAGGATCTCATTGTCACTGGAAACACCCACCTCGAGGGTCCAAATGTCTTTATAACCCACACAATGGACTTTTTGGATCCAACGACTGCTATTGTCACCGATCTTAACTCAAATGTTGAAGTTAAACTTAACCAACTGGCGAATGTCGTCATAGGGACAAAGGCGCTCGCTAATGAAGATATGCTTGTGTATGATGGTTCCAACTGGACGAACCAACTTCAAAATCATACATTCCTCTATGCAAAGGCGGAGGAAGTCATCGCGAAAGGTGATGCTGTATACGCTACAGGTACGATTGGGAACAATACATTCTCTATTAGAAAGGCGCAATCAAATTCAAGTGCCACTATGCCCGCCCTTGGCTTAGCCTATCAGGCGTTTACTTTGAACCAACAGGGTCTCATCGTGACATTTGGGCGTTCCGATGGAATAAACACAGACAATTTCATAACTGGTGAGACTGTCTACGTGAGTAACGTCACTGCGGGTGCTCTATCAAATGTGAAACCATATGGTGCGACTGACCTCATTCAAAACATTGGTTTGGTCGTAAAGGGGCATCCATCTACGGGTATCGTATCCGTTACAGGTGTAGGTCGTTCAAATGATATTCCAAATGCTGTAATTGAAACGAGTAACGCGAGTGTCAACTATGTATATGTGAACTCTGTCAACAATGATCTCCGAAAGATTGATCCAATGAAGTTACCAACCAAGCTTCAACCCCTTACTAATGTTGTAAATACAGGGAATACCGCGGCAAATGCTGTCACTCTCCGGGGTCTCAGTATTACAAGTGGAAATGGATTCAATGGTGATCTCACAGTCGCTGGAAATGTTATTGTAAATGGGAGTACACTTGTGGTTGACTCGGAAAGTCACCGCGTTGGTCTAAAAACTACATCCCCCAATTCTAACCTTCATGTCGTTGGTAATGTGTTTGTAACCTCCAACATTACGACAAATTCAAATATTTTTGTCGTTGGTGAAGCCGCGGCAACCTCAAAGACAACGGGGGCCCTCCAAGTTACGGGTGGTGTTGGTGTACAAGGAGACATTCATGCGACACACGCCAATCTTGAAGATGTTGAGGCCGATAGCATAACAGTGACCGACACCACTGCGGCAACCGACAAAACCAGTGGTGCCCTCCAAGTCGCGGGTGGTGTTGGTATCCAAGGAGATCTCTACGCTACAGATGGTACTTTTACAACAAATGTATACATTACTAATCATACGGACTTGAACAATAAACATTTAGCAATGATTGATACAAATGGTAGCCTCATTCAATCACCTGTGTATGTAGCACCTTCCGGTAAATATGTAATATCAGCGGCCGAAGCCGAGTTTTTGGGTAATATTA